GCTTGGCCATCGTACACTTCCAAGAGGTAACGTTCGACTGCGCTGTGGAATGCAGATCCTGCTACAAACCACCATGCTGGCTCTGTTTTAATTTCAAAAGCCCGCTCTAATTGCCATGCTTTACCGCATCGTACCCACGAAGCAAAGGACGAAAACGATCTGTGATTAACTGTTGTATTTGTCTCCATGGCGTGATTCTAGCACGCCGTGAGATATTTTTTCCCTATGGGTTGAAATGAGACACGCAAGTGGCTCAATTTGACAAAAAAATTTTCCTATGGTTATACTACGAGCGTAAGCTATGAAGCGAGTTAATCGATAGGGCGCAGAGCGCCCATGATGGATAACGAGCGGCAAGTGTGATAGCGAGTATATAAAGCAAAATTGCAAAAAAAACAAGCCCCGCAATTAAGCGGGGCCTTTAATCTTATTAAATTTTATTTTGCTGCTGTTGTCTTAAAGTGCTCATAAGCACCAACAACTACTGGTCCAAGAACTGCAACCAATGCTCCCCAAGCAACTGTCTTGAGGTGGTGGTTACCTGTCTGCCAGATAGAAACAGAAGCAACTAACAAAGCAGCTAGGTAATGTTCTACGATTTTCTTACTGATCTTCATAACGTCTCCTATAGTGAGAAGCAGGCTTATGCCTGCGACGTTATTTTAGCATAAGCATCTTTGGCTGCCAGCAGGAATGCTGGCCATGGGAAGTTTACGCCTGGATCCGTGTGACCACCTGCGATCTTGTAGGCGTTGGTAATATCAACATGGCCACATAGGCCAGACTGGCCAGCAAGGATCTGTGCAGGGGTTAACCTGACCAGAGGAATGCCGTGGCGATGGGCTAAATCGGCCGTTAAAGCCCCGCTGAGGGCTATTTGAGCCGTGGCATATGTATCTGCCCACACTTGAGGTGTTTGAGCCGCGTAGCCAGCATGTTCGATAGAGATAGACTGCTGGTTTATATCCTGCTGGTTGACCGCCCAAGCGGTATCTGCCTCATTGACAGACTGGATAACTTCCTTGTCATCTACCATGTAGTGAGCAGAGGCTTGCGGAGCATTGTCACCTGCAAACCACAAGGCTACCTGCTTGGCACGGCCTTCAGTCTGAGGTGTTTCCATGGTGTGCACCACGATGAGCTTGATGGGTTTGCCATCACGCCCTGGCGTGTAATGCTTTGCTTGTATGAATGGGTAAGTCATTGCCAGATAAGTCTTTCTGCTAAGTCTCCTGGGTTACACAGGTCCGCCTCTTGGCAGATGGGAAAGCCTGCTTCTGCGTAGCATTCAGCTACCAGTTCAGAGCAGATGTAACCTTCATGTCGTGCAAGATAATTGATGAGCACATGCGGAAAGATCTTTACGCCTACGGCACGGAATGCCAGCATGACAATGATACCAAAATTGTATGGCCGTCCGACTGCTGACTTGGCGTGATCAACAATTTTTGCTCGTTGGTCATCGGATAGTTCTTCATGCATGTTCCATGCGATGCGTGGGTAGTTAGCAACTGGGCTAACAGTAACGCCAGTAGGATTAGCTTCAACGATCTGACCATTACCAATATAGATAAACGCATGGTTCCAGCGTGACACCGTTCCTAGTTTAATAAGTTTGGCAAAAAAACCATTGCTGCTGACTACGCCGTAGTCACCAATGCGTGGTTGGTAGGTCATTTCTTATCCTCAATCAAATCTTCCAAATGCTCAATCTCTTGCTTTTCTAGTTTAAGAATGTGGCGAATGATAAGAGCATCACGCTTAGTCTGGCCAATCATGGCAATACCGATGATAAGTTCTACTGTTACCGCTAGCCAAGAGGCTAGGTTCATCCACTTAATGTAGGCATGAGTATCGGTGAACCATGTTGGTTGCCACCACCATACAAAAGTAACAGCAGACCAAAGGCATACAAAGAACCAGTTACGGATAATGCTTTGGACTTTCCAGGATGCTTGCTCAGCAAAAGTTAGAACATCGCCCGTATCTGGGTGAATAAATTTTTTCTTAAAAAATTTTTTAAGCATTGTGCTCCCTAATGTGTTGTTCAAACTTGCCATTAAGGGTTGCTACATCAACCGCTATATTCTGCTGCTTTTCAATCAAGGTCTGAACCATTGGAATGACCTGCTTGCGGATAGCGTCATTAAGAGAACTGCCCGTGTTGGGTGTTACCTCATGTTTGATTGATTTAATATCTTCAAACTCTTCACGCATGACATTCTTTACGCCATGCTTAAACACATACCAAACTCCAGTTGCCGTAGCACCAAGGGTAAATACCGTGTTGTAGAGAATTGTTGTTAGATCTGAGCCTGTCACGTTATATCCTTATGAGTTAACCGTACGGAACTGGATCATGCACACACCGCCAAAGCCCGAAAAGCGCTTATCTGGTGGGGACATGCGAACAAATGAAAGAGATTCGATTACGCCCTGAACTTGTTCGTTGGTCGTAAAGTCTTGAAGAATGACAACGTCACCGTTTGATTCGATTGACTCAAGCGCAGCTAGGCGCTCAAAGGCATAACCTTCATACCCAGTGGTCATGTTGTAACGGTCCATGTCAAAGTCGAAGACAAGGATTGGTACGCCAATTTCACGCTCACGAGCAACAGCTGGAAGGGACTTGAGCTGGTAGCCATTGAGCGTTGTGGATGAAAGCGTATTGCTTGTTGGGTAAAGGGTAAATCTAAATCCAACAGATTCGATTGGGCTGCTTAGGCCAGTGGCAATGTCTTGGGTTAGATCGCTGGTGCTTGTCAAGACATAAATGTCATTGATGTTGAGGGCTGGATCTACTGTAGAGATTTTGATATTGCCAGTAACGGGTGCAGTTACGCGTGGCTTGATAAGTTTGAAGTGCTTATCTTCCAAGGTAAGGTAACGGATCTGACCTGTTTGGATGTAGCCAGATGCGCAGAGCGCACCGCTGGAATGAGTATTAGTTGGATCTGTTTGAATGTATACGCCGTGGCCATTGATAGCAAACATCAAGCGGCTAGTTTTGCCATACACCGCTACGCTAGTAGCAGTTGAGTTGAGATAGGCATTGCTGACCAGCGGGCTACGAAGGTTGGTTGCGTAGGCAACCTGGTTGGTAGCAATTTCCTTGCCAAGATCTAGCTTGATCAAACCAGATGATTTGGTGCCATCACCGTTGTCGATGTAGTTAGAGACTGTGCAGTAGGCATAGCGATCATTGAACGCAATGTCGTAGACATAACCATCGGTTCCCGAAGGGGTAAGGTATGTACCGCTAGCTGGGTCATAGCCTTGAGTGATGGTTGTGAATGGGCCATAGGTAACATAGCCAGAAGATACAAAGCCTGATGTATCGATGGTGCCGATACGAATACCCTTGTTGGTTCCAAATACCATGTACTTGCCAACATAAGCACCAAGCGCAAGGATAATCTCACCCTTTGGCATATCAGCTGCGGTCAACGCCTTGTTGAGTAGGGGCACTGCGCCAGTTGTATCAAGGGAAAGACGATACACGCTGGATGAGTCTGAGTTGTACCCGCTAACATAGATGGCGTTTGGACCTTCGCAAATGCCTGTCCACTTCCATGCTGGATTTGTGTGAGCATAGATCGGGGTGGTGTTGTTAGATGCAAGGACGATAGTTCCTGTAGCAGATGGGTTGAATGCAACAACTGTGCTGACAATGTTGAGCGCTACGCTAGTAGGACTTGGCACATCGATAACCTGCCATGTGCCGTTGTATGGTGAGCCTACGCTAGCAACGGTTACAAGAGAACCGATGGTGAAGTTGTGTACAGCAGTGGTGCCGATGACGGCTACGTTCTCTGTATAAGCCATACCGTTCTGGGTGTAAGCACCGAGCTGAGTATTGGCTACGTTAAATGATGCAATTGGTGTAATTTCAAAGAGATAGTTGTTTACGCCAGCAATAAGGCGTTGCTTAACCCAGTTCATCTTGACGCGGCTGACTGTGCCAGTGGCAGCAGTTGGGTGGGTAAAAACTAGCGTTCCGTTAGTTGCAGCGGTAAGTGGGCCTTCGTAAATACCTGTGGCGTTGGCAACGTAGTAGTTTGTGCCATCAAGGGCAAGGTCAAGAATTGTGCCAGAGCCGCCCCATGTAATAGTGACGGGGGCTGAGCCTTGAACTACCTTTGTCAAAGTTGAGCCATCTGCTATCAAGGCAAAGTCGTTAGTGCCGTCATTGCCACCCTTGACGATCATGCCTGTGCCAGTAGATGAATAAAGCTGCTCAGTATCTGGTAGCAGGTCTACACGGCCAAGGTTAAATACCTCAACACCAGCTGACTTGTTAAAGCGTAGGTTGACCGTATCGCCTTCTACTGGCTCTTCGTAGCGAATGCCAGCGCCGTAGTGGAACGAGGACTGGCTGCGTAGCCACCAGCCTGTGAGCGTCTGCTCACCTGGTTCCTTTTGCTGATCGATCTGTTGCTTGCGGTACTGAGCTGTCTCACGCTTGTATGGGTACTTATCGTTGACAGCAAAGAAAAATGGCAGGCCAGCAATGGCACAGTCATAAGTGTTGGAAGTATTAACAAAAGTACTTCCTGAGAGCAGTGGTACACCAATCGCGTCTGTTGGCCGTTCGGCAATATGTTCAAAGCCGTCTAGTGTTGCCACCGTATCTCCTTTATTCTAGAAGGTTCACCAACGATCTGGTTCGCCCATGAGCTAGTTGTGTATAAACCTGTGTGGTGGCCACGCTTGAGTGGCGCATAAGTTCCTTAACAGCAATCAAATCGCCACCGCTCTTTTCAAGCATTGTGGTGGCGAAGTAATGTCTAAGGCTGTGGAAGTGCTTAGCCTCTGGTCCGAGGATGCGACGCATCTCGTCAGCTGCTTTCTTAGAGAACTTATTTGGATCGATAGTCCATAGGCGATCTAACCTATTGTGGGACTTGATCATGTCAGCCACTACGGGGCTGATGGGAATAACAAGGTCAGTATTACCCTTGCCCAATACCTGAAGCATTGGACCCTCTTCTGTTTCAATTAGGTCCGCACCGCGGATCTTGGCTGCTTCCATGCAGCGTAAGCCTGCCATGCCACCCAGGATAAACCAGTCCCTGTAGGGTTGCTGAGCCTCTGCTAGCAGCTTGGCATACTCGCCCTTGGTAATGGGCTTAGGAACGCCTCTGCCAGCCTTTACATCTGGCAGATCAACCGCTGGGTTGTTGCCATTGACTAGGCCTAGCTTGTTTAAATGCTTGTAAATCGAGCGTAAGCGAGAGACATAGTTAGCCTTCGTGGACTGCTTGGTGGCAGCCAGCACGATCTTCTCTAGGTCTTCTCGCTTAGCTAGGGCAGGGTGAACGCCGATGCGGCGTATAATTTGCCAATCCGTCCGTATAACATATGGGCTAAAGCCCGATGAGTCATAGCGGTTCTTGAGCTGTCGGTATATCTCGTCCATTGGTGTTAGTTCCATAGGACAAGCCTACCACCAACTTAACTCTCTGTGGAGTTAGCCTGTGGGGCTGAGTTGGCTGCAAGTGTGCTAGATGCTTGAATTGCATCGTAGGTAGATTTGAGCATGGATGTAAACGAGCCGTCATCATGCGTGATAATTACTGATTCTACGCCTGTTGGGTCTGTAATAGTCGTGATGTTGTCCATTATAACTCCGCACTAAAGCCAAGATAGGAAGAAGAACCAGCCATAAATATGTTATACATCGTATTAGTTGAAAGACCAGATGTACAAGTGACAAACAATGACGGCGATATTGAGGAACTTTGGTTGATACTTATTGAGGAAATACCATATCCAGAACCAGAAGAGTTGAGATATACCTGCAAACCGTAATAATCAAGGGCTTGCACAGTCGTTCTCATTTGAACTGGTAAGCGAGTAGTCCAATAAAGCTGACTTGAACTATATGCCTGACCATAACCTAAGAACATGCTGGCGTTTTCAGTACCGCTTTGGCGATAGTAATACCGTTGGCAGAGGGCTAACTCTCCTTGGAATGTGCCTGATGCGGTAGTGAATGGAGTGGCTACTGAACCAGCCTCAAGTTGTACGCCCCATACATCCAAGGTAAATGTAGAGTTTTGCGGCCAAGTCAAATCTAATTCAAGATAAGAACCTGTGCCAACTGTTTTACCGCTAATGCTTGGAAGAGTTATATAACCTGTATATCTTGCCCACGATGTTGAAAGTGTGAAAGATGGGCCAACTGTATAAACAGAAGATGAACCACCCGAACCGAAGTTCTGACCAAAAACTGTTCCCAAGGAAATAGCAGCATTTGCTTTTGCCCAAAATGAAACTACTACTGTTTGATTGGCAAAAGTTTGAACATTCTCTATGCGTTGAGCCAGATTGGAATAAGTTTGACCAGAACCAGCCACCGTTGTTGCCAAGCGTAAGAAATAAGAACTTTCATATCCTGCAACTGGGGCAGAGCCGGGAGTAAAGGTTTGTTGAGATACTGAGCGTGTTGCTCCTGAACCGTCAAAATTTACAAACCATCGGTCTGCGGTAAAAGTTCCAGAAGAAATTGATGAAAATGAAGTACCACGCTGCCAGATATTAAAATCACCATTGATAATCTTATTCTTACCCGCCACGAACGGAGCTACTGAACCACCTTTAATGGAATTTCCAGTTGAGCCAACAAGTGTTTCCTGAACAACATTGTCTGCCGTCATGCTGGTTAATTGTGCGCGACTCATTTATTCACCTGCCTGTGGTGTAGAAGAGTTGGATGGGAGTGTGCTGGCTTCATAGTCAGCCTTTGGCATAGAGGTAAATTCCCCATTGCCTCGATCAATGATGGCGAAAGTTTTTGTTGTGCCATCCATTTGAGTTACATCTAAAAAAGTTACATTTTCCATAATTACAACTCCGCACTAAAGCCAAGGTAACCAGCCGTATTGTTGTCGTTCATCAACTCTATTGGGTTGAGAGTGTTTGTTGCTCCGCTACCAATAGTCACAGTAAGGTCGGCAAGTTTTGTGGTTGATTCAATGTTTATGCTTACTGCGCTAATCGTTCCCAATGCTCCAATACCGTTTTGCTGGATGCGAAGGTTGGCGTAATCTATTGAGGTTGGGATAACGCGCTTGGTTGTCTTAAATTCAACATTGCAAACCACTTGGCTTGACGAGTTGTTGTAGTAAGCCTGTCCATATTTGCCGTATGCAACGCCCGGGGTTGATCTTTCATAATAACGCTCGCAGGCATTTAACTCCCCCTGAACTGTTCCAGTAGCAGTTGTGAAAGGTGTCGCTACCGAACCTGCCTCAACCTGTACGCCCCAATAATCTATTGTGAATGTTGTATTGAGAGGTTGCTGTAATTCAAT